CCGAAGTAGACAAAAACGAAACTATAGCAGGTCAGATTGGTCGTGACTTGACACGTTTTATTACAGGTACATTTTTAGCTAGAGGCATACGTACCAAAGGCTTAAAAATAAAAGACCCAAAATCAAAGGTTGCTAAGTTTGCTGTTAACGTTGCTGATTCAGTTGTTGGATCACAGCTTGTATCTGCAGGAGATGAAGGAAGACTCTCTGATATATTAGCACAGATACCTGAACTGACTGAAGTTCCGGGTGTTGGTGACGCTATAGATCAACTAAAATCCAACCCAAAAGACACAGAAGCACAGTCTAGATTGAAGATGGCTATAGAAGACGCTGTTGTAGCCTTTCCTATAGAGATAGGTGTAAGAGCAGCTAAACTTTTATTCAAAGGTTCAAAAGACCCTGTTAGAAATACACTCAGTAAAGACATAGTTGATCCTGCAGAAGAGGCTATAAATGCAAAGAAAGCGTCTGATGAGACTGTGGATTTATTAGAAAATACAGGAAACTCTAAATCACTTTTGCCTAATCCCATATTTGATGAGATGAACATAAAGGATATTAATCTTAAAATTAAATTTAAAAATAAAAAAGGAGAAGAATTATTTGAAACTGTAAATGACGGTGTAGAAGACATGGTTGATAGAATCTTCTTATCTATTGAGGACAAGAAAAGAATAGCTAGAAAAATGGGTACAAGAGCACCCCAATCTAAAACTCTTGAAAGAGCTAAAAGATTAGGGTTAGGTGAGGATAACTTTGAACAGTTTTTTAAAGCTGCGGGAAAAGCAAGTACACCAGAATATGTCACAGCAGCAAGACTATTATTTATATCATCTGCAGATAAAGTAAAATCAATAGCAGACATGGTTGCGTCAGGTAAAGGTGGAGCACAATCACAAGGACAGTTAGCAAAAGCAGTTTTAAGACATAGGGCAATACAAGAAAAACTTTTAAGTTTAAAAGCTAATGCGGGTAGAACATTAAATGCATTCAATATACCTGTAGGTAATAATAGTAGTATTAGAAATAAGCAAATAAGTGAGCTTACTGCCGCTGTATTAGGTGGTGATATAGCTAAAATAAATAAAGCTGCTCAAGATTTAGCAAGTAATACTGACGAAGCATTAAGTAAGCTTATGAAGGAAAAGTTTACAGACACTAAAACAGATAAATTAAATCAGTTTATTTATTTTAATTACTTGTCTTCTCCTAGTACCTACCTTGTTAATACGGTTGGTAACGCATTTACACAACTATATGAAACACTTGTAGCAACACCTACTGCTGCGACTGTTGGTTTAATACGTTCTCCTTTTCTAAAATCTCCAAAAGACAGAGTATATTTTAGTGAAGTTGCAGGTAGAACTATGGGTACAGGTGCTTCTCTTTTACAAGCCATGAAAAACTTTGGCAAGGTTATCGTTGATGGAGACTTACCACCCGAATTAAAAAGAATGAGTAGAAGCGAATACGAAGAGATAGTGGGGGTTGGCACTACAGAGGGAGCTGGAATAGGAAGAAGAATAGTAGGTGGGGTGGTAAGGTTTCCTGGAAAAATACTACTAGCGACTGATGCTTTTTTTAAAACTATAGGTAAGTCTGCATTTGTTTATCAACAAGCTTATAGAGGTGCGGCTAAGAAAAACTTGATTCCTGGAACTAGAGAACATGGTGAATTTGTAAGCAATATTATAAATAAAACTCCAGCTCAGCTAGAAAAAGCTGCTCTTGAAGATGCCGCAAGAATAACTTTTACAAAAGATAATAAAATAGCATCTAGTGTAGCAAAGTTAAAAAGAGTTCCTGTGATAGGAAACATAACAGCTACTTATTTACCGTTTGTAAGAACTCCTCTTAACTTAGCAGGATACTCTTTAACTAATTCATTCTTTGCTTTAGGTAATCCTGCAATACTTAGAGCTATAGCAAAAGGTGGTGCAGAAGCTGATGAGGCTATAGGAAGAATAGTTGCTGGAAGTGGTGTCATAGCAGGAGGAACTATATTAGCTTCTCAAGGTGTAATCACAGGAACAACTGATGGTTATAAGCAAGATATGGTAAAAACTCAAGGTCTAGGCTTTCAAGATAAAGCTATAAGAATAGGAGATAAAACATATAGTTTTAATCGTTTTGATCCATTCGCTACACCAATAGGATTTGGTGCAGACATATACGAGATATACAGAAGAATGGGTGCTATCAAAGATACAGACAGACACGCAAATTTAGAAAAATATTTATCAACAGCAGTAAATATGACAGTGGCATCTGCTTGGGCAAATATAGCTGATAAAGCCATGTTAACAGGAATTGCTCAATTATCCAAAGACATAGAACAATTTGCAAAAGCAGCAGAGGGTGGAACAAGCACTTATGAATATGCTCTTAACAAGTTTGCACAACAAGCTGCTCGTGCCTCTACTCCTAACGCATTAAGAATGTATAGCAGAGCAAGTGATCCATTTATAAGAGATACATATACTGCATTAGATGTTATAAGAGATGCTATGCCTCTGTTAAGAGAGGGATTACCGATAAGATATGATATGTTTGGTAGAATAATGTACATAGAACAATATGGAGAGCCTGGTTTCTTAGGTGAGGGTGTTGCCAATGATGTCATGGAAGTTATAGGAAGTATAACTAGAAGATATAGTATTAAAGATGATCCTTTTGCAAAAGAACTTGTAAAAATGCAATATGCACATAGTAGACCATCAAGAAAAATGTCTCTACAAGGATTTGACGGAACTAGAGTTGAATTAAATTTAGAACAATACTCTATACTAGAGGGTTATATAGGTGCTCAATTTCATCAATACGGATTAGAATTGGTGCAGACTAGAGCTTATCAAAAAGCTTTACCACCTGAAAAGAAAAAGATGATTGATGCAATTAAAAGGTCTGCTACTGCTTATGGTAGAGCTATGGTTTTAGACTCACATGGTGTTGAATTGTATAAGAAGGCTAGATTAAATTATTTTAAAGATAGAAGAGAAACACCTTATTGGAATTATTTACCTGAACATATGAAAAAGACATACAAGAATCAGCAACCACTGCCAAAGAATATAGGTGAAGATAATTAAGTAGAAGATATGTGTCTGAGAATACCCATGGCTAGAGCAGCACAAGCTACCCCATTAACCATGAGTAATGCTCTATCATGCCAAAGATAAGCCATACCAGCCAACAGTCCCGTGCCTATGAATGAAGAACAGAGGTCGTAAAAGGGGAAAACTCCTACTGCTCTACACACTATCCCTGACATGATGAACATTGAACCTGTCCATTTTAGATACCAAGACAGGTCATGCGTTGGAGTTATTTTTTGCATTTAACTCCTTTAACTTTTTTAAAACTACTTCGGACAAGCCATGCAAAAGCTTTACATTTTCTATTATTTCTTCTAGCTTTTTAGGAAGAGTTTTATTCTTCTCTTCCATGTATTTTTTAGCTTCCTCTTCTAGTTTCATTTTTTACCTTTTCCAACTGTTTAAAGTAAGCATAGTTATATCCTCTTTGCCACTCCCTATGTTGCATTGTGTTCAAATGATAAGGACTTTCTGTAGCTATTACTTTATGTCCTTTAACATTTTTAATATATTGCTTACCTCTAAAAGCATTTACACCTCTGTCAAACTGAATCCGTAAAGGTGCATCGTACTTACTTAGATTTGGATTTCGTTTCTTCTTTTTTGACATCTTCTTTTCTTTCAAAGTATTTTTGAACCATAGCTAACCTATCATCAAACTGAGCAATCTTTTCTATCTCTTTATCAATAGTTTCTTGTATATCTGAATGTTCTCCAATACCAACAGTCATTCTTAAATAAACTTCTACGTTAGCTATATGTCTATTTATGTTTCCTACATAGTAGGATTTTAGTGCATTTAACATTAAATCTCTCATACTTATCTCCCTTCAATGTCAACAATTTCACAAGACCCTGCAGTACAAGCTAAATCTTTTGTGCCTGTAGTTGTGTCTTCTTTTTCAAAGTCTTGAAGCTTACTCCAATCTATAGCAGTTGGCATCTTTTTTGTCAACTCTTCATACTCTTTTTCATCTATATCTTGATAGGGTGCTTGTTTATAAGTATGCTCACTAAAAGGTAAGAAAGATATTCCAGAAACCTCATCAAAGTTTTGAAAGACCCAAGCACCTACTTCCATCCACTCACTCTCTTTTACAGAAACAGTAACAGAGGGTTTGTGTTCACACCAATGTCTCTGAAACATGAGCCAATAGTCTAACTGTTCTATTGCAGTCATGTCTGTTCTTGTAATAGCACCTATAGGAGACTTCATAGGAAAACTAAATACAGAGACACTATCAGGCTTTGTGATATCAGGTTCTATAGGTATACCTGCTTCTTTCATGAACTGAGTAAGTGGGTCTTTGTTATCTCCACGCACAGTTCTAATGTAGAAGTCATTGTGTCTAGCGTGAATACCACTAGCACTATCAACTAACTGTGATACAGTTCCTGATGGTTTAACACAAGTGATCGCAGTAGACTGTGGTATACCTAAATCTTTTGAGAACTTTCTGTTTGTCTCAACAGCCACTTCTCTTAGCTCCATCAAGATTCTTTGTATGGATTCTTTAGTCCCATTATTTAGTAAATAACAATCCAATATACCTGTAAGTGATACACCTAATAGTCTTTCTTCTTCTGTATTTTCTTTCCATACTTTCCTAAGATATTTAAAATCTGTAAGTGTAGATTGAAAAGTTCCAAGGATAGTAGATAGTCTAACTTTTTCTTTTAAAATGTCTAGATGATCTGCTTCTCGGCAAACAACCTCTGTAAGATTACAGAACTGATATGGTCTTAATATAATCTCACTACAAGGATTACAACCAAAAGCATAGTCGGATTTACGTCTTCCGTTTTCCTCTACCTTTTTAATAGCAGACTTACGATTAAATATACCACGTTCACCTGATTTAGATTCATACAAAGCTAACCACTCTCTCATGAATGTTCCCATGTCAGGTTTACCTTTATATGCCACAGAGTTATTAGCTAATGCTCTGTGTCCTTCATTCTCCCACCATGATCCTGACTTTGCGTGTCTCATTTGGTCATCGTTAAGATTAGACAAACTAATTAATGCAGAACGTCTAACACCACCTACAACCACAACTTCTCCTATCTTACACATAATATCGTGACACTCAATAGGATATAATCTTCTGCCTGCAGCTTTCTTGAAGATAGCTACACAAAAGTTGTAAAGATCAACTAAAGGTTGAGGTCCTGATGCTCTACCACCAAACGTTTTGAGCCTAGCACCTGCAGGTCTAACTTGAGATACATCTAAAGAGGGTATCTGACCTACATATAACATAGCAATAAGTTCACGCAAAGCTCTTGCCCATCCAGGTCTACTATCTGCAACAGTTATGACTGTTGTGCTTTTCTCAAAATGTTCGTTGACTGTAGGTAACTTATCCACATTCTCTCTTTCAACAGAGAATCCTACACCTGTGCCACACATAAGTATATACATACACTCATCAAATGAACGTGGACTATCTACAGGTATATAGCTACAGTTGTAGCCTGCTACATGGCATCTATCTAGAGCAACTCCTGCAGTCATTAATGCTCTCATACTAGGCATTATACCTAGTGAAATTATACTATCTGTAAGCTTTTGTTTTAATGCTTTAGTTAAAGTATAATTGTGTTTTTTCTTTAGGTGATTTTCCATGTAGTCAAAGTATCTGTCTACAGTTTCTAACCAAGTCTCTCTTCTTTGTTCGTCATCTTTCCATCTTGCGTAACGAGATAACGCAATAAAATTTTGATAATCTGTTGGTAAATAATTATTCATCTGTCACTCCTAATAATCTTTATATTTTTTAGTTTCAAGCCTTCCATATCGTGAAATATGTTTTGCATATAATCTTCTATTTCTATTTCAACCTTGCCATCAGCAGGTACTGGGTATTCTTCTTCGTCTACAATAATTGTAAACCAAACTTTAAGTTGTATCATTTTCCTCAACGTTATCTATGAGCTCACTGAGATACCATTGTGCTTTTTTTAAGTCTTGTACACCATCTTTATACTCGTATCTCCATAAATATTTTAAAATATTACCTTGCAAGTAATACTTAAAACCACTACCTAACATAGCCTTGATAGCCTCTATGCATTCAATGCCTGAATTATTATAGTGAGGTGGACTATTAACCATGTCCAAAGTTTGTTTATGATCTGATTGTTCTTGTGCTTGTTGTCTAGCCTTATCGCCTATACTTCTATATACTTTTTTTATATCTTGTGCATACTGTCCCATATATTACTCTTTCCTAAAATTAACTTCTATAACATTATCACGCACATCTGAAACTTTCAACATATTTTCTTCTTTTTTTAGAGGCATATATTTGTCTGCTTGTTTCTCAAGCAAAGCTCTATATCTAGGATTAACTTCCATAACAGGTATAGACGCACCTATAAGTCTAGTAAAGTCCATCATGGAAAAATAATCTTCATCATCTAGTTTATTATTTTCTGAGGTAACAATATTTACTGATACCTCTCCTGTCCATTTATTGTCTTCGTTTACGTGAGGTTTAATCACGAGAAGAAAATCATCTCTTCCAGGTTCTTGTAGTTTGTCTGTCATATGCTTCTCCTATTTTATTTTAATTCCTGTGTATTTAATAAACTTGGGATGTTTATTCTTGCCTTTTTCTTTCAACCAATCTTCGGGTATAATTCTATCATAGTAACGAAAATCATGTTTCAGACACCACTGTGCGTATGTTGATTTAGCACCTTTTCTAAGTTTGTTTCTACTGTTCTCAAACACAAATCTAATATCTAAAGACGGATGTTGCTTCTTTATAGCTAGATGTTTTCTTCTATCGGCAGCTATGAATCTGCCTTTTGTTTCTATTATAATTCCATTTTTAAGTATGAAGTCTGGAGTATAGGTGCGATAAGCTAAATCTTGCCACTCTATCTTTAAAGATTCATAAGTAAATTTATACTTTAATTCTTTTAGATAAATGGATAGTTTATGTTCTAAACCACTCCTATATCCATTCTTCAATGCTACACGATATGCCCTATGAGGAGACACTAAAGTATTCTTCTCCATCCTGCAAAAGGATTGAACTCATACTCTGATCTACTATAGTCATAGCCAAGTGCTTTCATCTCTTCTCTTACTGCCTCATCTGCTAACTTCTTAGCTTCCATTGCCTCACGTAAACCTTTTGTCTTCATTTCACGTAAAGTTTTTTTAGCTTCAGATAGCTCTTTTTCCATAGCCTCAATGTCCTTTTGAAGGTCTTCTATTTTTTTATCTGACATCTTTATACTCCTCAGATATTGACACATATGAAACCATTTTAGGAAACTGTGCTTTTGACATAATAGCAGGTCTCTCTTCTAAGTTTTCCCAACAATCATGTTTAAAATCACAGAAGGAACAAGTTGTTCCTAATACTTTATTTCCTGTA